ACTGGGGCCAAATGTGAATATTCTTTTGTTGATATAAATTTTTTAGACATGCTTTTTTTCCTATGTTATATTATAGCATAAACAGCAGAATTTATCAAGCGGGATGAATGTCAAAGGCCGCCGGGATCACACACGAGCTGATGCTACATGCTCTTTGAGTTTATCCCAGTTGATTTCAAAATCAACTCTTCCATCAGCATGTACAGTGCGAACACTGTAAAGGCCAATGTGTACTCCAGGTTCTTCCTGTTCTATTACAGGAAAGAGTTCAGTTTTAGTTTTGGTTCGTCGAGGTTTCGGTGCAGACTCTGCTACTTGTTCGGCTTGCTTCTCGGTTAAAGCACCGTCGTCTTTGGGATATGCTGCCTTTTTAGTCACCTTTGCTGCTGGTTTCGCAGCAGGCTTTGCAGGTTTTGCTGCCGCTTTTTTAGTTGCCATTAAGCATGTCCTTTCATTGATAGATTTCTTCCTTTTACATAACCAATTGGTGGTTGGTCATCAATTTTACATAATACATTGTTATTAGTCAAGGGGCATGTGTACCAGATAAATGGGTAAAATCTTCCTTTAACTAAGTTTGACGGTGGGTATTCATTATTTTTAATTTGATAGTTAATTTTTGTATGAGGATCATGATACCATGTTGTTTTTTGTCTTCGTGGGTTGCCTTTTACCCAGCCAGTTGGGATTGTTGAATCTTGTTTAATAATTTTAGATTCTTTAGTAATTGGATTATTAATCCATATCCTATTTCTATTATAGGCTAAATCTGGTTTTTTGTGTTTTTTAGAGTCGAAAGACTCTTTTGGTATCATTAATCTATCATTGGTTTCTATGTCAATAACATGAATTTTATTTTTAGGTCCTCTATTTATGTGCTGCTTAGTAATCTTTTGAGTTCGGCCAAAACGAAATCCCGGGAACAATGGTTTTCCTTTAGGGATCATGGTACTAATTATGCCATTTGTTATCCATTGTAATTCTGGAGAATTTTCAAAAACAGAATTAGATTGATTTAACATCTTAGGGTTATTTTTTGCGTCTACTTTTCTCAAAAATCTTATTTCATAATCCTTTGCGCTTTTTGTATCGTAAAATATTTTAGTACGAACAACTTTGAAAGAATTTTTGCCGAATAAATTAATCAACATTTTAATTATTTTTGAAGAAGTAAAGTATCTAGTCCAAAGATCATTTTTTATATTAACTTCTGTAAGTTTTTTAGTATACCTACTACCCGCATAATATTGATTAGTTTCACAGAATTTTATTATATAAAAGTAACTTAGCATGACAACCTCCTATATTATATTTAGTTGTCATGCCTGATTATCCAGCCTTAATTGTTTAATTTAAGGATGTCATAAAACTCTTTCTTTAGTGCAGGGTCAGTTTGGAAAGCACCCAACATAATTGCTGTAACCATATCGTTTTCGTGTTCTCTTACACCTCTTTGAGTCATACAATGATGTTCAGCCTTCACGACGACGGCAATATTTTCGGTCCGAGCATAGTCGCGGAGTGCAGCAGCAATCATTGATGTCATCTCCTCCTGGATCTGGGGTCTCTCGCAGATGTGATGCACGAGCCTGTTGAATTTGCTTAAACCAATGACTTCTTCTGCGGGCACTATCCCCACCCAGCAGCGTCCAACGATATTTTGAAAATGATGAGCGCATGTTGATCTGATACTGATTGGTCCTGTGGTGTATAGGCTTTTATATCCTAAGTTGGGAAAAGCAGTGACTTTGGGCACATTTTTGTATCTGCCACTGAAAGTTTCTCGTACATACATCTTGGCCACACGCCTGGCAGTATCTTGCGTGTTATGATCATTGACAGTGTCAATTACCAAACTATTTAGTACACCTTGGAACTTGTCGGCCACTTCGTCAATGAGACTATCGATTTCATCTTGGTCTTTGATAAATTCCGCGATGTTGTCATTGGCATTAAATCTGGCGCCGGCCTGCTTGATCCTTTCTCTGATGACCTGACTCATAGGGCGACCCACAGGGTCAGAGAAAACTGCACATTCATAACCGGGATGATAGGGCGCTTCGTCTACTAGTTGTTTGTTATAATTCAAATTGTTCTCCGATGATAAGGCAGAGGATTGCCGTATTCTGTTAGTGTAACTGTATTTAGACCGTGTTGTCAATCGTTATAGTAGGTTTTTTTCATCCAGTTCCAAGTGCTAGTAGCAATGTCTCCTACGGTGCTATGTTTGGGTTGCCAGGTAGTGTCTTGCATGAATCTACGAGGATCAGCATAGAGTTCATCGGCATCACCTTCTCGCCTTGGTCCAAATCTCCATTTCACCTCGTGTCCGGCCAATGCTTTGACCTGTTCTAGAACTTCGTGATTAGTGAAACCTCGACCGGTACCTAAGTTATAGGCACGGTATTCACCGGCTTGTAGGCTTTCTGCTAGACATACCGCTTCAAGGTGTGCATGGGCAATATCCCACACATGAACATAGTCACGTATGCAAGTGCCGTCTCTGGTATCGTAATCGTTGCCATTAATCACAACTTCTTGACCACTGAGTATGCTGTCTACTACCCGAGTAAACAAGTGGGTACCATCTTGCACACAACCCATTCGACCCTGCATGTCACAGCCGGCTGCATTGAAATATCGCAGTGCGATACCACGAAATCCATGAGCACGACAGTGATCGGCAATGACACGCTCGGTCAACAGCTTGGACCAACCATAGGGATTAATGGGTAGGCTGTGCCAGGCCGACGATTCGACTATGGGACAACGAGCCGCTGATCCGTAAATGGCAGCACTGCTACTGAAAATTACAGTGCCTTGCCAAGATTTTGCAGCCAACCAATCTAACATACGGTTGGTTTTGGCTGTGTTATTGTTGTAGTATTCGCCAGGGTCAGCAATACTAGGCCCTACTAGACTGGTGCCTGCACAGTGGATAATAGCATCAGCTTGGCGCAATGGAGCACAGTAATCTACTATGTCGGCAAAGTCGGTGCAGAGAAATTCGTCTAGATATTCTAAGGCGGCGGGAATAGTGATCTGACGATCTACACCAATTACAGTGTAGCCAGCCTCTCGAAATCTTAAGGCCGTGTGTCCTCCAACATACCCAGTGGCACCTGTGATTATAATTGTCTTTGACATTGAACCTCCGCCCCGGCCGGGGCACATTGATTATCTAATTACTTATTGTTGAACGCAGGTACGTTCTTGTTTTATTTGCCCATCTTCGGTGCGTGTTTCACGCCACTCGGTACAGACAACAGTACGATTGGCTGGTACAGTTTCTACATAGGTAACAGGAGGATTGGCATAATGATAGATGGCAGCACCGGCAATGGTACCGCCAATCACAGCAGGGGCCACCCAGTAGGGACGATAGATTGGAGCCGGGTAATACTGACGATGCACATACCTATGCCCATGCGCCTGGGCAGGCACAGCAAACGCCAATAGACAGGTTGCAACGGCACTGATGATAAAAGTACGCATGATTATCTCCTTGACGCTAATATTTAGCTGCGGCTATGTGTTGCCTATAGCCCCGGCTCATACGCAGCCATTGTTCACCATGGCCCTCTAAGATGTCACAGATACGATCTACGGTGCCGTTGTTCCAATCACTGATTCGACCTAAATTGGGATGCGGATTGGTCAATAAACGCTCAAGTTTATTGATGGCGTCATCGTGGCTCCACGGAACGTAAAGTCTTTCATGGTCATTGGCAAATGTCTCAGGGAAAGATCTATAGGCCGGGTAAAGTACATTACATCCCAGCGTATCGGCTTCGCTGACAGTGTTTGATACCCAATCTTGTAAAGCACAATTAAACAACACTCTGCTGTTGTTAAGTAAATCGTAGTAGTCATTCTTTTCTAAATCATCGTAGACTCTAATTTTACCAGACAATTGATATTGTTGAATTCTTTCAATGGCAGTTGGATCATTTCCTCGCAACTTAGATCCACTAAAAATAGCGAATTCTACATTGGAATCGGGAAACTTTGAAAACCATTTGTCTATTAAATCTAAATAAAAGTGAGGCTGCTTTTCCTGATCTGTGCGAGCAGCAAATCCAACTCTAAACGCACGATCGTGAAATGGCCGCAATGGACCCAGTATGCGACTGCGAACTTCGGTTTTGCCAAAGGCCAAGCCCGAAATATTGTATATCGGGGCCGACCATCCGGCAATACGCATGTGTGCTACCATTTCTTCGTTAGTGGCCAGCACACCTGTAACAAAACAATTAACCATGTGCTCATAAAGAGCCATCCAGCCTTCCATATTCCAAACATGAACAAAGTCGTCAGGGTCGATACTTTGTGCAAGGCAACGAACAAATATCCTAGGACGATGCTGGGCATCAACTTGATTGAGAATATAAGGTAGGCTCTCGATACCGGCCGTAAACATGTCTTCAAAATAGATAACATCCTCACTGGTCACTGCTCCTGTTTTCATTAGTTTGACCAAATTCATCATCTGGCTCATGGCAAAGTAACTGCGTCCATGTGCGTCTAAGACCTGTCCTGTGACAATGGCTTGATCGTCGCTTAAGGTTTCTCCTTCGATCATGTGGTAGTTGATTCGCCTACGCTCAAACACACTACGATTCCATTCTTCAAGCTGATAAGTGTATCTGGACCGGTATTTTTCCAGTCCCATATAGAATAATCTACGCATTACGACGACCCTGTTTGATCATATAACCCCAGTTGTCCCTAGGGAACTTGCCATTGCGCCAACGCTGAAAATCAGCATAGGGACTGTGGTTATTGCCTAGATGAGATTCGTTGAACACATAACCAAAGTTGCGACAGAAGTCGCGAAACTGGTCTAGCTCATCGAAGATACGAGTAACTTCGGGTTTGAATGTAAAGTATTTTTTAAGGCGATTTTTGCTCATGTTATTTTTAGAAAAATTGATAAATACAACGATAGAGAGATAGAATTATGCCTAAACTAACTAATACTGATAATACTTGTTATTTGTGCGGTCGTCAAGCCTTTTACATAAGTTATAACTCCAAAAAACCAAGGTGTGAAGAAAAAATTAACAGATGCCCCGGATTTATAGCTAAAGCTCAAGAATCTAGAGACAGAAATACTACCCCTGAACAAAGAAGAGAACATATGAAAAGAATGAGTATCAATGGCAACGCTAAATTGTCTGAACTTCATAATGATTCAAATTGGTATGCCAAAAAGAGTGAAAATATTTCATTAGCAGTAAAAGCTCGGGGAGGTCACCAAGGGATTAACAATCCTATGTTTGGTAAAACACACAAACAGGAGAGCAAAGAGAAACAAAGCAATCGAGCGCAACATAGAGATCATATATGCTATCAGCAAGCAACTCTTACTAAGATTGAAAATGGTATCGCAGTATCAAAAGAATTAAAGTCAGAAAAAGATTTGTATAATGAATCAATTGATAGATTTACTTATCTAAGTTGGCAAAAGCATCAAAATATTATAAATCCAAATGGATACAAGAGGGGAAAAGAGTATGAGCTGGATCATAAAATTAGTAAAACTTATGGGTTTATACATAACATTCCCCCTGCTATAATCGGTCATTACAGAAATTTAGAACTTATTCCTAAAGCCCAAAATAGATCTAAAAGAGTAAAGTGCTCAATTAGTTTAGATGAACTAATTGAGCAGATTGTTAAATCTTAATTGATTGGCTAGGATAGGAAGTTCTAAACTCCATATGAGCACCATTCTCACCATCTTCGGAGACATCAATATCGATATCTCTATCTGGATACTTTGTAGCAATCTGCTCATATAAGTCTTCGGCTATCATCTCACAACTCTTATAGTCTAATTGTAAGGTTCCGTCTTGATAAAGATCTTCGAGCCATCGCTTAAATTGTATAAATTCGATAGCACGATCTGAATGTTCAACTTCAATTGCCACTGTAAAGTGAAAGATATGTCTGTGTGGATAGCCTAGGAAACTGACATCGTACCTATCGCCGGTGGCCAATGCTGGATCTGTAGCCGCCGCTGGATACTTGTGAATTCCTTCTTTACGGAAAGTAA